ACAAAACAGAATTAACAAAGCAGTAGCACAAGCCAAAGAGTTTCAAAGAAGAGAGTTGATGGCCGTTCAATATGCTAAAGAATTAAAAGATCAGAATGAGCAATTAAGACAATCTCAAAAGTCTTTTCAAAATAGTTATGGAGATGAATTCACTAATCGTGTTGAATCTCAAATAATTTTAGCAAGACAAGCTTTAAAAACAGCCACCGAGTCCCAGGATCCTGATGCAATAGCTACAGCTACTGAGGCTTTAACAATGGCTACTTCAGACAAAGCTAAAGTTGAACAATATAGGCAAGACCAAAGGAGATATGAAGAAGAAGAAGCGGCATATAACGAACAAGTTGAAAATCATCAAAATTATTTAGAGCAACAACAACTAGTTCAAGAGTATGAAGATCCTTCAGATAGGGCTAAAGAATGGGCAAAACAAAATACTTGGTTTGGAAAGGATCAAGTCGCAACTTCAGTTGCTTTTGCAATTCATAATGAATTAGAGAGTCAAGGATTTGACCTTGAGTCTGATGAGTACTATAGTGAATTAAATAACAGAGTGCGACAAGAGTTGCCTCATAAATTTAACGTGGAAGCGGATAAAAAACCCGTCCAGACAGTCGCTTCAGCAACACGCAATACATCGACAGGACGCAAACAAAATCGTATCGAGTTGACACCGAGCGAACAAGCATTAGCTAAGAAGCTTGGAGTGTCATTTAAAGATTACGCAATACAAAAAGCGAGGTTAGAAAGATCATGACAAAAGATAAAGAAACAGTGATTCAAGATGAAGATGTTAGAGCTTCAAGAAGTTCTGACACTAGAGCTAAAGACGAAAGACCAAAAGTCTGGAAAATGCCTTCTGCTCTAGAACTGCCAGAAGAAGCCGTTAAACAGGCTGAAGCTCAAGGTTTAGTTTATCATTGGATTAGAGAGTCTGTACTAGGACAAGATGACAAAACGAATGTCTCAAAAAGATTTCGTGAAGGATTCGTCCCGGTAAAGCCTGAAGAAATATCTGGATTTCACGATCTTCCTACAGTCGATGATGGTCGGCACGCTGGCGTTATTGGTGTGGGTGGGTTGATACTGTGCAAGATTGACAAAGAAATCGCAGATCAAAGAAATCAATATTTTGAACAACAAACTCAAAACCAAATGAATGCCGTGGAGAACGACCTAATGCGTGAAGAGAATCCTGCGATGCCAATTTCAAGTAAAGTGTCATCTAGGGTTACTTTTGGTGGAGGAAGTAAGTAATTACTGAATCTAGAATAAACATTAACTAGGAAACTATTATGGCAAATATAAATGCTAAATTCGGTTTAAGACCTGTAGGAAAACTTGGAAGCAGTGTTAACAGCACTGGTACTACTGAGTATAGAATTCTTTCAGGTACAACCGGAAGTATCTTTACAGGCGACCCGGTAAAAATGGTTAACACAGGCGGCATAGCCGTTGCTGCTGCTGGCGATTTATTATTGGGAGTCTTTCAGGGGTGCAGATATACTGATTCAGCAGGAGAGGTGCAATTTTCATCTTTCTTTCCGAACGGTGAAGTCACTTCTGATGCAGTTGGGTTCATAGTTGACGATCCTAATGCTTTATTTGAAGTTCAAAGTGCTGCTACGGGTAGTGTGGTACAAACAGTTGTTGGTTTAAACGCTGACATTGTTTACGCTGCTGGTAGTACAACCACTGGTAGATCTAATGTAGATCTTAGTGGCACTATGGCTACAGGTACAGCTCAGTGTAGAATTGTTGGTTTTTCCAATGATCCAGAGAATAATGCTCTAGGAACAGGAAGCCTTTCTACAAACGTCAACATGATTGTTAAAATTAACGAGCATTTTTACGCTCAAACCGCAGGAGTTTAGTAATGGCGATTAATCGATCACAACTAGCTAAAGAGCTAGAACCAGGGCTAAACGCCTTGTTTGGAATGGAGTATGACCGCTACGAAAACGAACATGCTGAAATCTTTGAAACTGAGTCTTCGGACAGAGCTTTTGAAGAGGAAACATTGATCGTTGGTTTTGGTAATGCCAAAGTGAAAGCAGAAGGAAACGCTGTTGAATTTGATTCAGCTTCCGAAGGTTTCACTGCTAGGTATTCACACGAAACCATAGCTTTAGCGTTTGCTCTTACAGAAGAAGCAATAGAGGATAATCTTTATGACCGCTTGGGTGCTAGATACACTAAAGCGTTAGCGAGATCTATGGCTCATACTAAGCAAGTAAAAGCTGCTGCTGTATTGAATAATGCTTTCTCATCTAGCTTTACAGGCGGAGACGGTGTTTCATTAGTAAACACATCTCACCCTCTAGCTGGTGGAGGAACTTTAAGCAATAGACCAAGTACCTTTACTGACTTAAATGAGACTTCGTTGGAAGATGCGTTGATTGCTATATCAACTTTTACTGATGATAAAAGCATGATCCTTGCTATGCAAGGAAGAAAGCTGATTGTTCCACCACAACTTCAGTTTGTGGCTGACAGGATATTAAATACTCCGGGAAGAACAGGAACATCAGACAACGACATCAACTCTATTAGAAATCAGGGCATGGTTCCTGAAGGTTATTCAGTTAACCATTTCTTAACAGACAACGATGCGTGGTTCTTGTTAACTGATTGTCCAGACGGATTTAAACACTTTGAGAGATCACCTCTTTCAACTTCTATGGAAGGTGACTTTGATACTGGCAACGTCAGATTCAAAGCTAGAGAAAGATACTCATTTGGATTCTCGAATCCAAGAGCGGTGTTTGCATCTCAAGGGGCGTAAGTTCTTTAAAAAGAAAGGGAGCTTTATGCTCCCTTTTTTTTATTTCATTTTTAATAATATCTGTTATACAATCGAGATGACTAGGATAATAAATTGTTCTATAGACTGACCTAGCAGACAAGCCGAGACTATAGGACTTATTTCCAAAGGAGGAAATTATGGCAAAATCGACATTTACAGGTCCGGTTAGATCTATAGGCGGATTTATTACATCAGGTAATTCAAGCGTAGTTAGTTTAACTGCTGACACTACTTTAACAGTAGATGCTCATGCAGGAAAAATATTAACTACTAATGATGCAGACGGTAAGTTTACTTTACCTAGCATTGTGGCCACAGCTCCAGATAGAGATGATGATCCTAATCAAAGTAATAATTTAGGTGCTAGTTTCTTTTTTGTAGTTGTTACAGCAGCTACAGATATGGATATTAAAACTGATGGAACCGACAAGTTCGTAGGCGGTCTTTACACTGGTGTTAACAATGCCACAGGTAAAACATTTATCTCAGGTGCAAGTAATGACGTTATAACCTTAAATGGATCTACTAAAGGTGGATTAGCTGGTAGTATTATCAAAGTAACTGCTATGGCTTCTGCTCAGTATGCAGTAGAAGGTATTACACTAGGTTCAGGAACTTTAGTAACGCCATTTGCTGACGCTTAATAGGAGTAAATAATGGCTGATACAGTAACTTCCCAAACTATTCAGGACGGTGCAAGAGTTGCTATTTTAAAGTTCACTAATGAATCAGATGGCACAGGTGAATCTTCTGTAAAAAAAGTAGATGTTTCTGCTTTAAGCAGTAACGCTGCTGGTCAAGCTTGCACAAGTGTATCAATAGGTAGAATCTATTGGGCTACAAGAGGTATGGGCGTTGATATAGAATTTGATGCTAGTACTAATGTTTTAGCAATACCTTTGCCAGCAGATAGCACAGGAGATGAATACTATGACGACAGATTTACAGGCATACCTAATAATGCTGGATCTGGTGTCACAGGTGACATTGATTTTACAACTGTTGGACATTCAAGTGGTGATGCCTATTCAATAATTCTTGTATTAAATAAAAACTATTGATAAATGGCTACCCGGAGGAGAGCTAAACCTATACGCAGGACTACCAAAGGTAAGAGTGCGAATTACCGCCCCACGAAAAGTGGGGCTGGTATGACTAAAAAAGGTGTTGCTGCTCATCGTAGAGCAAATCCAGGATCTAAACTTAAAACCGCTGTAACAGGAAAAGTTAAAAAAGGCAGTAAA